CCTACATTTACCGTTATACGCAATAAAAATTACTACTTTCGAGGGTCTTCATCGCACCACATTTTATAGCAATTAACTTTTCGTTTGGCCAGCCGTGCTTTGGCTTGGAGTTCTTCAAGTGTCAATGCAGTTAATACAGTGTCTAAAGGTATTCCACCACCACAACTATCATCAAGGTATCTTCCAAGCCAAACACTACCTTCATCTGCTAATTTGTGTATTTCCTTATAATCAGGGTAACACTCTTTTACTTCTTTAATTAATTTTTCGCTGTACATATCCGTAATTTTTACAGCCTATAACAAATTATTTTTGCAAGGCTGGTTTAGTTGTTAATTAATTCTCGGTGCTAGGTAGTCAGCCCAGCAAAAATAAAGGCCGTTATCGGCAATTACCAAGGTGCTTTAACATCTTCTTTAAGTATCTCCTCCATTGACTTTGGCGGGTTTAAAGGCTTATCGAAATTGTTCGGGACGATTGGGAGCTGGTAAGACTTTTCTTCAAACTTTACAGCCTCCTTACTTTTAAAAGGGTCAATCCCATTAATGATATATCGGCTACTTGGTATGTCTTTAATTATCCGTTCGCATGTTCCGCTTACCGCTACTAAATGCTGCTTTCGTTGTTTTAAGTTAAGAAAATTAGTAATACGGTCTTTCGGGTCGCGGTGTTTATTTGGCCTAAGTATCGAGTAAATACCATCCATTGAGTTGTTCCATGCAGCACCGCCAGATAGTTTGTACTGGTCACAAATCGCACGGCCTCCATCTTTGTCCACCGTTTCCACGTTAGCTTTTGGGTGTGCTATTATGTTAAAAGAAACATCCATTTCAAGGCTTAATTGTTTGGCCTCGGCAAAGCTCTCTTCTAAAAATCGGTCTATTCTTTCACTAGAATCTTGGCTAATGTTTTTAAACGGGTCGATTAGTAGCCCATCAAAAGCACGTTTATCGTATGCCTTTTTATAGCAATCTAAAACGCCTGTCATGCTTCGGTCCTGGGGCTTTAGAAATACAAAATGCTCCTGAACCCATAGAATACCCTCCACATATTTAGAACGGCTCAACTTTTTGCCGTACTTATCACTTATGTTTTTTATCGGACATTCCCCGTAAAGCTTCCAGATTATTTCATCGACTAAGTCATTAGCATTTACCACCACCCTACCATCTACTTTTTCAGACCCGTACATTTCAGGTGACCAGATAGCCCACTTCCAACCATCGTGAAAACTTTTAACCGCTGACATTTGAGTAAAGAAATCAGTCTTGCCATCGTTAGGCCAACCAGTCCAAGCGTTAATAAATCCACGCTTCCAACTGAACACCTTTTCACCATCGTTATCAGTTAATAAAACCCTTGAATCTTCTCCAGTTGCTTTGCCATGGTCGTATTCATGTAAAAGGCTATCGGTATCAATGGAAATCAGGCCATCAAAATCGGGCTTTTGTTGCAGTAGTTTAGCCTTTAGTTCCATCTTTCATTTTCGGTAAAATAGTAAACTTTTCCATTAGGTCTTTAAATAGCTCTTTATCTCGCTTGTAAGCTTCGTTTAATAGGTGGCCTATCTCTTTACCTAGTGCATCCCTTTCGAGCGTTAGCATCGCATTTTTTAGCCTAAATTCGGCACGTTCTTGTTCAACCTTCTTTTGTATTGCATCCATCTGGTCGTAAAACGTTTCCATTGTGGCCGCAATCTCTTGAAATTCCTTTGAGCTTTTAAGCCTTATTCGGTTAAGGTGCAATAAATAATCTTCTGATGCGAAAACAAAATCTTTAAGGTTGCTCATAAGTAAAGTACTTTTAGTGGTTTGGGTTTTTGTGGGTCTGATATCGGTTCACCAAATCTGGCAATTCTTAAAGGAATATTGAAAGTGTCCTCTGCTTGCCATTTCATTTTGCCTCGTTTTGTTTTAGCTTCCCAAAACTTATGAAATTTATCCCATTGTTCGATTGAGTATTTTTTATCACCTTTTTGATAATAGTATCGGGTTGCATCTCTTAGGCTTTCGGGCTTACGATGGTCTATCTCTATTCCAACTCCAAAAAAATCAAAAGGGGTAAAGCCGTTAGGCTTCTCTTTATCTTCTTTTTGTTCTTCTTCTTCTGCTAATTTGTCTTTTATAGCATTTCTAGCATTATCTAGTTTTCTTTGTTTTTCGTCATTTATCTCCTTTCTTTCAGCTAAACTTTGACTTTTGGCTTTATAGTCAGGCTCTACCACTTCACGTTCTGGAGTAGTTGCTATTAATGTGTTTGTTAAGTAATCAACAGCTTTTTGTTTTACTTCATCGGTGTAATTTTTTTCGTCTTCTGGGTCAAGACCCATTTTTTCTAAAGTATCGTATAAGCCATCAGGATTTGCAACTGTTTCTGTGGCGAGTGCAACTGCAACTTCTTTTGAACCTGGAGTTCTTTTCGTTTTTATTATGTTTCCTCCTTCGTATTTTTCCTCTTCAATTTCTTTACCAACACTTTTTTGATACCTATCTATTAATCCTTTATCTCCAGCAACATCAAATTTATTTCTAGGTGTAAGCAAATCCATTAATTGTTTTTTGTTCAAGTCTTTGTAAAGTACTTTTTTTACGGATCCGTTATCATCTTTATCAATTATTGTGTAACGTGCATTACCGTTTTCGTCATTGGTTTGCATAATGTTTCCTGCAACCATTTTTTCCATTATCTTTTTCTTTGAATTCAAACTTGTAGGATTGTAACTATCCTCGTTTTTAATCCAACTTTGAGTTAATAAATTTAAGGCATTCGGCATTTCGTTTACATTTCTAACCGTATTCATTGCATTGTCTGCAATAGCAAGATATTTTTTATCTCCTGTTTTTTGATAATTATCTTGTGCTTCTGTGTATGCGTTTTTGGCATTTTCAACTGATTGCCTATTGGAGGCATCAAGTCCTGTTCCTGTGCTAATGAATTTGTACTTTTCGTTGAACTCTGTAGTGTCTTGAAAATCTCTCCTCCTCTGTTCTTGTAAAGCCAAGTCTGCATCAACTTTGTCTTTTTCTTTTTGGTATTTTTCCGCACGAACTCTAGCAAAAGTATCTCCTGCTTCGCTTATTGCTTGACCAACGTAATTTTGTGTTGGATTAATGGTTAAAAAACCTGCCGATCCACCTAATGCCATAACTTATCCTTTTTTATTATTGCTTACGGGTACTCTTATAGTTCCTGTAAATTTGGGTAAAATTTTTCCCGAAGCACCCGATGTTGATAAACCAGCTGGAGTCAATGTAGATACTGGAGTAATTTCTTTTCTAGTTGAAGCAGTTGAAGCAGATTTTCCCGCATAAGCTGCTCCAGCTTGACTAACACCTTGTAAAATTTGAGAATACCCTTGTTGTTCTGCATCAGCAGCAGCATTGTATTGACTAGACAATGCTGCTAACTTATCTTTGTTTCGTTGCTCTTTTATGGTTCTAATTCTACCTTCGTCTTCGGCTTTAATCATATCGATTTCCTTTTGTTGCTCATCAAGACCTGTTGCTATATCTCTATTTACGGCTTGACTTCCTGCTGCTACACTTCCAGTTCCTGCTAAAAGACCTCTTGTTCCTGAACCTGCAAGAGAAGCCATTTGAGTTGCTTCCAATACTGATTGTCCTTCTTTTCTGTTTTTAGCACCAAGCGTAGAAACTTTTAGTCCAGTTGCTATATTTTCCAACGGAACTTCTTTCATATTAGCTGCTTCTTTGGCTAATTTCTTTTTTTGCTTATTTGCACTAAACGCCTTTACACCCCCCATTATGGCTGATCCACCTGCTATTCCTACTGCTACCCAACTCATAGTTTTTCGTTTAAAAGGTTATTAATTCTTTCTTTTATTTCTAATGACAATAAAGGATTGTCGTGTTTTTCAATAATTCGTTCTTCTATTTGTTCAAGCGATTCGTTATCTGGATTTGGATGTGATGTAGCCCAAGTACATTCTTCCAAAATATAAAGCACTCTCCTTGTATTAGGTTCGGTTATCCCAATGTAAGGTGCTTCAATTAAATGCTCAACTCCATCTATCCAAACAATAGCTTTTCCTTTCATTACAAAATAGGTGTGCTGTGTTTTATGAATTTTAGAGGTTATTAAAGAACCCGTAGGCATTGTTGTTTCTCTAACATAATTACCTTCCGTGAAATAATTTTTCACAGGACAATCAACAATTGGAAAATTATCTACCATTACGGCTTCTAATTCGTCTATGCTGTAACTAAGGACATTCTTT